CCCTATTAATTAATGCTGGTGTTACAGTCATGGCCAATGTTCAAACATACTCCAGAGGATTGGTATTTACCGAAGATGAGTGCTATTATTGTGATGGAAATGGTAATGTACACGGTTACAATAGAATTAGAGGTGAGTTTTATGATATTAGCGATCCATTTATTGGAGACGGAACATACTGTAAGAAAGACCAAAATGGTTATAAACGCGATTACATGGCATTTACTTTTGTAAAGCACGGTAACCAGCGTATTATAGTCTTCGCGCCTGGAACGCTAGATTATACAGCTAAGTACGTTCCTGAGAAAACAAACTATTATTTGCAAACTCCCGACATTAAAGTGAAAGAAGTTCCACTTCACAAGCACCACATTGGTAAGTACGCTTGGATGAAGAAGAAACCTGGAGCTGGTCAGGCTTGGACGTTCGATCCAAACGCTGGTGTTAAGAACGCATTTAAACCCAATGCTTGGCAGCGATTGAGGGCATTTTTAGCGGAGCCCCTACGTTACAAGAGAGAATTGCTCACCATGGGTTTTACTGGACTCGGGTTAGCATTATGTAACGCCACCCCTGCTGGTGCAGCACTAGCAATAGGTGCACCTAGCGTGTATGCCGGTTATAGATATATTAATGGCAAGCTAAACGAGAAAGTAATCACCCTAGCTATCAGTCCAGTCGTATTTAAATGTGAAGATGATAAACTTAGGGAATCCTTGGCTAACTATTACGCAGCTAATCCAATCGGTTCTGATAGTTTGGCCTATGGGTTCTATAATGTAACACCTTATTCGATCACACAGTTACCGGAAGGGTATCCTGGAATAAATTATACTAATATGTTCGAGTTCTATAAGCGCTACAGCTTATCCAAGCAGAGAAGCTCTACCGCCTGGATAGGTGTTATGAACGCTTCTATGGAAAATTGTGGTTTTAATACCCTTAAAGAAGATGGATACCTCAATTGCTTTACTGAAATGCATGATACGATACCTACTATATTGTCAAGTAAAGTTCCTTTCAAGGTTAAAATTATGGATAGAGATGTTATAAGAGTCTGTCTATCGAATAAGGAGGATTTACGAAAATACCTCATGACTAAGTTTACGGAAGAAACACTGGCTGCAATCACCTCCAGGAGAGTTACGCGAGGTGGTTGGGAAGCCCTATTAGAACGTGATGAAATAGTTAAAGCGTTCATGGAAGCCTGGATCGGATCAACGAACATGAGATTTATCCTCGATTGCTGGGGCCCTAATATAGATAAGTATAAAGGCAAAAATACTAAGAAATGGCGTAGATATGTAGCAGCATTTAAGAACTCAGCCGAATGGTGGACCGAGTCAATATATAGATTATTCGAGAAATTTGAATGTTTAAAGCAGGAAGCTATAGAGAAGAAAGGTGGTAGAATGATCTCGCCAAACACGCCAGAATTTAATCTCCTAGTGATGGACTTTTTTGAACAATTCGAAAACGAATTGTACAGTTGGTGTGATAAACGCGATGGGCTTAAGATCTTCGCTAAAGGATTGAATTATGACCAGAGATTTAATCTGATCAGGGATGTTATTAAAACAGGAAAATGGAAATACTGTATCCCGATCGATGCCAAAAACTTTGATGGTCATATTGTAGGAAAACTGGCCGAAGCAGAAATAGTTTTCTATACCATTATAGGTCTGACCAAAACCATAGCAGAAAAGCTATTCAGATCTAGAATAACAGGTGTCGTGTCGTATAACTACCTCACGCGTAAATCCGGAGATATGTT